AGTAGCTGGAGTAGTCTCTGGAACTAAGTCTCATGAAAAAGCATTATCAGAAGCGGTTTTAAAAATGTATGAACGAGGATTTACTGCTTTCAAAGATAGAGGAGGTAAGACATGGACTGTTGAGAGATACGCACAAACAGTAATCAGAACAACTACTTTCAGAACATACAGAGAAATGAGAGAACAGCCTGCAGAAGATTTAGGAATCGACACTTATTATTATAGTGCTAAGTCAAGTGCTAGAGAATTATGTGCACCATTGCAGCATCAAATAGTAACTAAAGGAGTTGCACGGACTATAAAAGGTGAAAGGGTGTTGAGTTTACCAGATTATGGATATGGTAGCCCCGGTGGTTGCTTAGGAATCAACTGTGGCCACTACCTAACGCCTTTTGTTGTTGGTGTGAATTACAAGCCAGAACTACCAGAATATTTACAACACTTAACAGAAGAAGAAGCTAAGCAAAATGCACTTGATAAAGCAAGACTAAAAGCTTTTGATCGTGAGATTAGAATTAACAAAGATAAGCAAATACTAGCTAAAGAATTAGGAGATAAAGAACTCCAGACTAAGTTAAAACTTAAAGAAAAGACATTTAAAACTGGGAGAAAAAGTCTTATAGAAAAGAATCCAACGGTTTTAGGAGATACTCAGAATAGAAGAAATACGCCTATAAAATATAATAAAGAAAGTACTGAATTTAAACGACAATTAACAGAACAGACGATTAATATTGAAGCTAACAAAGTAATAGGTAGTGAATATAATAAATTATTTATCTCTAAAGAAGTTAAAAATAAGAAGCAATCTATTAGATATTATGATAATCAAATTAATAGAGTGTTTGATAATTTACATGTGTCTATTCAAGGTTTAGAACGTCCGAATATTATAATTGTTGGTAAAAATGAAAGTAAAGAGTATGTTATAGCAAGCTATAATAGAAAAGACAATACTTTATTTGTAAGGGCTGATTTAGCCGAAAATAACAAGATTATTAAAGAGCAACAGATAAATGGAACAAGTATGTATGCTTATTCAAATAAAGCAAGTAGTAGTCTTGTTCACGAATTAGGACACTGGTATCAACACCAAAACGCAATAAAAAATAATCCTAATAAAAGTTACGCTGATGTACTGAGATTAAATAGAAAAGAAAGCCACGATTTAGTTGTAAACTTAGTTGAAAAAGGTTATAATATTGGTAGGCTTAGTAATTACGCAAGGGAAAATATGTGGGATTTTCCTGAAGAAGTATATGCAGAAAAATTTGTTAAAGATTATTTTGAAAGGTGATAAAGAAAATGTTTAATTTAGAAAATATGAATGAATATGAACAGTATTCATATTTAATAAAGATGTGCGATCCTTATGTAAGTTATAAGGTAATAAATGGTGAGTTGAAAAAGGTTTTTAAAGATGAAACTCCTGATATAATTTATAAAGCACAAGAAAAAATTAAAAATCTAATTTCTTCACCTGGATTTGAACTTCCTAGATAAAAATAAAATGATAAACACTTAGTAAATTTACTAGGTGTTTTTATTATGCCAAAATGGAATTAAATCGCTTACTTTCCATTTTCAATATAAAAATACAATTTAAAATGGAAAATTTGATTGATTTTTCCATTTTCGTCCTAGACATGACGTTAAAAGGTCTTTTTATTATGCCTTGCACGGTGTCACAGTGCTAATTAATAAAGTCTACTGGACGTAAAACGAAAGGAGCTTAAAATATGAGCTTAAAACGAGATATGTTAGTTGAAGCAGGAGTAACTGATAAGGATGCAATCGATAAAATTATGCAAGCGTACGGTGCAGGGTTGGAGAAAGCAAGACATCAAGTGAAGTTAGAACTAACTGCAGAGAATGACACATTAAAAGCACAACTTGAATCACAAAAAACTAAACTTGAAGATTTAACTAAAAGTAATGATGCTAATTCAGAGGTTAAACAGGCTTTAGAGAAATTACAAGAAGAATACAATCAGTTCAAGGTAGATAGTGATAATAAGTTGGCACAAATAAATAAAACAAATGCTATTGCTTTGGCACTTAAAGATGTTAAGGCACACGATAGCGATGTTCTAATGAAACTTATCGATGTAGATAAGGTTGAGTTAGGAGAAGACGGGAAGCCTAAACTTGATGATGTGGTTAATTCATTAAAAGAAAGCAAGCCTTTCTTATTCGAACAAGAACAACAACCAACTACACCTCAGATTACAGTTGGTGGCAACCCTAACGGAAATGGAACAGCAGGCGTTGACCCGTTCCAAGCAATTATAGACCAATATAAACAGTAAAGAAAGGAATTTTAAAATATGCCAACAAATAATAACAATTTACCAGTACGTCAGTACGCACCACAATATAGACAAATGCTATCAACGATTTTCAACGTTCAAAAAGCATTCGCAGGAGTATTAGCTCCTATTCAAACATTAGATGGAGTGCAATTTAATTCTAAGGCTTTCTTAGTTAAAACTAACGCTACACCAGTAGTAGTAGGAACTTATAATCCAGATTCAACAAAAGTATTTGGAGCAGGAACTGGAACAGGAAGCCGTTTTGGAGAATTAAAAGAAGTAATTTACCAAGATACAGAAGTAGGTTACGATTATACACTAGCAATTCATGAGGGAATCGACCGATACACAGTTAACAACGATTTAAACGCAGCAGTAGCAGATCGTTTAAGATTGCATTCAGAAGCGCAAACTAGAGAAGTTAACAAACGTATCGGAAAATTCTTATCAGCAAATGCTGGAGAAACAAAAGAGCTTGCTAAACTTGATGAAACTAATATTCAGAAGTTGTTTAACCAAGTTAATGTTTACGTGACTAATACTGAAATCAACGCACCAATTAAATGTTATATCAGAGCGCAAGTTTATAACGCTATTATTGATATGGCTTCAACTAACAAATCAAAAGGTTCAAATATAAATATTGATACTAACGGATTAGTAAAATATAAAAACATTGAATTAATTGTAGTGCCTGAACAATATTTTGAAAATAATGTTGTTGCAATCTTCTCTCCAGATGGAATTGTAATTCCATTCATCGGAATTGAAACTGCTAGAACTGTAGAAGCTGAAGACTTTGATGGAGTTAAACTTCAAGCAGCAGCAAAAGGTGGTACATTCGTTCTTGATGATAACAAGAAAGCAATCATTAAAGTTACAAGCACTACACCATTAGCATAATAGGAGGAAATAACTATGGTTAAATACTTAGTAAATGTTGACTTTACAGACAAAGATACATACGAACAAGTGCCTAAAGGTACAGAACTTGATATTACAGAAGCTAGAGCGAAAGAAATTATCAGTTCATTAGGTGAGGGAGCCTTAACTAACCTAGAAGAAGTAAAAGAGGAAGTTAAAGAAGTAGCTCCAGCACCTATTCCAGCAGAAGAGAAAAAAGAAACTAAAGAGGTTGAATAATTCAGCCTCTTTTTAGGAGGTTAAGCAATGAGTTATTTAACTTTAGAAGAATATAAAGAATTAGGTTTTGCAGAGATTGAGGAATTTTCAGAATTAAAACTAAAGGCAGAAATGGCAGTAGATTTATATACTAACTACTTTTATCAAAATAACAACTTAGAAGATGATTTCCCGCCTAGAAAGCATGCAGTAAAGCTTGCTATTGCTAATCAAATCCGCTACTTGAATGAAACAGGAATACTTACAGCTGAAGATAAACATTCTTTAGGTAGTGTGAGTATTGGTAGAACTACAATCAATTATGGTGATGGTGGAAGTAGTCCAGCTAAATTTGAGGCTAGTAAATATAACTTAGCACTTGATACTATGAACTTGCTTAAAAGCGTAGGGTTTGGATATAGAGGTGTTTGCTATGATAGATAAGCGACTTTTAACAGATTCTGTGTCAGTTAGTTTAATTGGAGAAAAAGACAAATGGGGGAAGATCACTTATAAAGAACCGTTTGAAATAAAATTCGTTCGGTTTGATAGAAGTTCTTTAGATAAGTCTACAAATACACAAAACTTAACAAATATCACAAGGAACAAATCGGGAACAATATTTATTTATCCTAAATTTAATAATGTTGTTGTTGATGATAGCTGGTTACAAGCTAATATTAAAGATAAGCAC